CGGACATGAACCTCGATTATTCCAAAGGCGAGGCGATCTCCGCTTTCTCCGTTTCCCGTGATGCCGACCATCCGCAAACGTATAGCGCCGTAGGCGGTGCGTTGACCGAATTATTGACCTCGAATACTCCGGCGATCACTCGGGGGTATTGGCGTGAGGGTGAGGGGGTTAAGAGGGCGACGGGATTGCTATTGGAGGGGCAAGCGACGAATAGAGCTTTGCAATCATCCGCGCCAGAAGAAGCCGTTTGGACGAAAACCAATATAACCGCCGATAATGATGATGCTGGTTCATCTTCTCCTGATGGGGTAGTAACGGCTAATTCACTTACGGCTTCGGCTGATAATGGAACATTTACACAGCAATATACCACAGGGGCGGCAGTTTATACCGCCTCATGTTTTATTAAACGCAAGACGGGAACGGGGGCAGTTTCTTTAAGGGCTAATACCGCAGACGCTTATACTGCCCTTACGGTTACTTCAGATTGGACAAGGGTCAAGGTTACTTCCTCATCTGCCGCCAATCCTACTTTTGACCTGAAAATAGCCGTCAATACCGACGCTGTTTACATTTATGGTATGCAATTGGAAGCTGGATTATACCCGTCAAGCTACATTCCTACAGGTGCAACCGCCGTCCAGCGCAACGGCGAATCTCTATCCTTCTACACCCGGAACGTATGGCCTGGGGTGAAGGGGGGAGATTGCTTGAGTTTTGATGGGCAGGAATCTACAGGGGATGATTATGTTTCCGTGGCGAATAGTGCAAGTGGGAATCAGGTAAGCGGAACGACGACGGGGTATAGCGTAGAAACTTGGGCGTTAATACGTTCGGACGGTGAGGGCAACTATGGAAGGCTTTTAGATAAATCGCAGTACACCAGCGGAACGGGATTCCAGCTTGATACAAGAAGCCAAAGTGGTTCCAATGTGGCTATTAAATACGTTATTGGAAGGGCTACCACCGATTGCACAGCAACAACATCAACTTCGGTTTCTATAAATATTTGGCATCATATAGTAGCCGCGTTCGACGGAACCAATGCTCCTAAAATTTATATTGATGGGGCGGAATCTGCTTACAGTGGTTCCCCGAATGCCGGAGCCGGAGCTTTTGGTAATGATTCTTCTAAGGTTTTAGCTATTGGCAATGCTGCATCGGCGGGTAACACATCCGATTCTATCATCCAATGCGTCCGCATCTACCGCAACAAGGCTCTCTCTGCCGATGATGTATCAGCCGCCTATGCCGCAGGTCGCTACGCCTCTCTCCCCGTCACCGGCTGTACGGCGCAGTATCTTTTCCAAGACACCGGAAATACTCTTACCGATTCAGTAGCGGCTAATAACGGCACCATCTCCGGCGCAACCTGGACTAAGGACACTTCCGAGGGGACGCTGGTATTCATGTACCGCCCCGAGATGTTGCCGAGTGAGCAGTCGGGATTGGGATATTCAGAATTATTTTCCGTCGCACCTGGTTTAATAGATATTTGGAAACTAAGATATGACTCTAATGCCAACAATAGGATTCAGTTTCAAGTCATAAGCAATAACAATGCATACTATGCCCAACCAGCCTCCGGCTACTGCTCTTTCTACACCCGCTTCCAACGCCATCTTCTTCTTGCCAAGTGGTCAACGACACCTTTCGTCGTCCCCGGTCTTAACTCCGGCAATCCTATCCGCATGGCGTTGTATGACGGCTACGAAACCGATGGCGTATTTGCGCTTCATCCGATTGCTTTTTCTGTAAACTATGTGCCGCCGGTAGGCGCATTACCGTCGACATATTCTATTCAGCCGTCGGCAAGGCAGGGGATGATACTTGAGGGCTTCCAGATTTATGACCGCTGCCTATCGGATAACGAGTCTAAAGTTGCTTCGATGCTCTTTTGGCAGAACAACAGGACGGGGGATTAATATGAAACGACTACTCTTTGTTCTCTTGGCTATCCCGACGTTATGTTTCGCCGCAGATGGTATCAATTACCGTGATGCGTTTGTTGGTACGCACCTTATCCCCGACGAGCAGACTGCCTATACCCTCGAGAATGGCACGGCGATAGTCGAGGGTGTAGAAGTACCGGTATATGAAACGAGATATGGTGCGCTCAGGCTCGATCTGCCGTGTCCTGTCTACTCTCAGTCGATCATCCATGAGGGAAAGGACATTACCTATTCCCTATCCGATATGAGCCTCAACGGTGCCGAGGTTGTTGCGAGGATACATTACTCAACGAAGAATTGGCATGGACAGACTGATGACTGCGAACGGGTGCTGGAATCGCCGTATTTCCTGACGGATAGTGAGGCGGAGATCATCAATAATGAAGTGTATAAGAGGCATTGGTTTACCAAGAAAGCCGAGGCTTTAGGGACATGGGACGGGGAAATTTTCGTGCCGTGTGCTGGTACGGATAAGGACGAATTGACGGTGTGGGCGAATTAACCGCAAGAATACAGGGGCAGCCGGGGCTGCCATTCAGGAAGGGTTTCGTTTCAGTCAGTCAGGGAGTCAGCCATGTCAGCAGAAAACGGGAATGTGAAATGGCCTCAAGCAGCAATGATCGCGGTGTCGCTTCTCGGGATATCAGTCGGCATCGCTACGGCTACGACGGATAAGATACAGAAAAACGAAGCCGCTTGCCGGGATCGCCGGGACGCAGTTATGATCGTCATGGAATCTAACCAAAGGGAAGTAATCCAGCGGCTCATACGGATCGAGACCAAGCTGGAAAAATAGGCGTACCGGTCATACCGGCAAAGGAGGGCTTATGGGCAAAGTAATCGCATTTGTATTGTGGATCATCACCTGGCTCCGGCTCAACGCAGCCACGCTCATCGGGATCTTACAGTCGATTGTCAAAGCAGGGAAGGAGCTCGGCACGGGAATCGTCAATCTCATCGCCTTGTTCGTCCCGACGTTCGTATCAACGTCGATGGTTGAGAAGGTGCGCGCGTTCTTCAACGCTATCGACAGCGGGCTGGAATGGATCAAATCCAACGTACTACCCAAATTAGCCTAATGTCAGCCACCGTACTCGGAATCATAAGCAGCATCCTCGCCGTGATTATCGGTATCTGGAAGTATTTCGGGCGCAAGGCTGCTTATAAGCGGGATCAAGCATCCGCGGCTGGAAAGGATATTGACGATGCGATCAAGAACGATGATCCTTCTTCTTTTCTTGATGGTTTTAATCGGGTGCGCAAGTAATACCACCTACGTCATCCAGGACCGGGAGCTTGTCCGGGTACATGCCGGGCAAAACCTCACCGCTGGCTATGACGGGTGGGTGATAAGCGATCGTGCGGTTAAGCGGGTCATGCAGACGAAGATAAACGACGCAAATTTGAATTAAAGATCAGAATACTCAGGTAGGATACGCCGTCGGGGAAGAGCGAGGTATGCCTCAATCTCCCCGACGGCTTTTTCATAGGTGTCACATACTGCGGTCTTATACCCTTCCTTCTTGGCCCAGGAGTGCCATGCGCGCTGTTCTGGAGACGCCTTCTTTCCCTCCGCCTTGAGCTCCAAGAATAGGCCATGGAAGCCCCCACAGGGCCGTAGGACGAAGTAATCCGGCGTACCCTTGCGATACCCCATTGCCGCCATTTTCATCACGATCCCCATGTTGACGAAGATCCCGGCCACTGAGCACGTGGTCAAGACGTCCGGATGGAAGAGGGTCATATAGGAAGCGAGGGCCTTCTGGATGATGAATTCGGGCTTGGGGGACATTATCTCAACCGCCTTTTATGGAAGCCTTTGTTTTAACGATATCCGATAGCAGAATCAATTCCTTGCACATCTCCGGTGCGAATTTCGTGCACCGGCAATGCCTTGTATCCATAATAAATGTACCTTCGTCCGGTGCCAGCTCTTGAAGATACGCGTTCCCGCAGAGACTACATAAATGGAGAACCGCAACAACTGGATCAGGAGAAATCGTCGGGAGAGTCATTTCCCCTCCGTGAGTGGCTTTCTGAATTGCGGCGGCAGCATCCATATCGGACCAACAAGGACCTGGACCAGCCGTTTCCGGTGTTCCAGGCAGTATGAACACTGGATTTTCGAGCACCGGGGGTTAAAGCTGTAAAACATCCTCATTTTATGGCCACAGACAGGGCATACAGGCCCGTTCGTGGGCTCACCTGATGGATCGAGTTGCTCCCTCCAGCGCCCTACAGCGGGGTCATTGGCTGGTACAGCGATCATGCAATTCTCGCTCCCGGTACAGGTGTACCATTTCCGGTCTTTGTACCATACCTCGCGCATGGGCTTGAGGCATAGCGGGCACTCCGGCGGCCCCTTTGGTCTTAGAATCCTGGACATATATCCTCCGGTTTGGCGGTGTGAGTGTGCTCGTAAGAGCCCACGTTGTCAAAGAAGATGCAGAAGTACCAGATAAACGCCCCACCGAATAAGGCGTTCGGTCGCTTCGGCCTCCACGAAATACCGATCCAGGGGAAGAAGAATTCGCCTTCTCCCTTCCAATGGTAAATCTTCATTTTCATAAGTTATTTCCGGTAGCGTTCCACAGTGTCGCACTCGGCGTTGATCGGGCATCCGGCGGCCCAAGTCGGCGGGGTGCGTACTATCCGTAAAACATCATCGTTGTTCTTCGTCCCCCGGGGGGCTTCCATGAATAGCTCATCATGGACAGTGAAGAGTACCCGGAATCCGGTGCGTACCGCCCCGAACATCGCCTCGACCATGATATCCCGAGCCGCTCCCTGGACGGCGTTCTCAACCAGTGCGCCGCCCCACATGGACACAGGCATGGGCTTGTTATTGACGAGACCCATCACTGATAACCTGTTTTCCTTAACCCGCGGATGCTGGTACGCGATCGTCCTTCCGCTCGGCAATTTCATCCGGAGGAAGGTCGGGTATTTCGGGTCCATATACCAGAGCACCTTGCTCACCTGATACGTTTTACCAGTGAGCACGGCCCTCTTAGCTGCCTCTTCCATAGCGTACCAGAGCGATACGACCTTGGGGAAGGTCTCCCGGTATGATTGCACGGCGGTGCGGGCAAGGGGCGAAATGTATACTGTCTCGCCATCCCGGTTCTGAACAGCCAGGGTTTTTGGTCCCAGGTCTATGCTGTACTTTTCGCACGTCTCCTGGAATTTAATTTCACCCATACCATATCCTGAGGCCAAAATTGTCTGTTTACCTAACTGCCGGTCTTTCTTGTCCTTCTTCGTAAGGTTCGGGTTCCGTCTGATTTTCCTTGCTTGTTTGACATAGATGTCAGGGAGCGACGGGTCCTGGTCTTGATCGACGAACGACTGTACTCCCTCTTTTTCATCGGCGAACCAGAGAACAACACGCGCTTCGATGGCAGCGAAGTCAGTAATGAAACCATCGCAGCCAGGTGAAGGAATGAACATTCCCCTAATACACGCGGAAAGGGTGTTGAGTGTTTCGTCTCCGTAGACGAGAGAAAAGGCGTCGTACCCACCATTTTTGAGGACATGGATCGGTTCGATGTTGGAGAAGTCCGGGTCCTTGGGCTTGACGAGGTTTTGGATTTGCACGAGCTTCCCGCTCCAGCGTCCGGTATGGGCGCCGTGGTAAACGAGGAGATCACGCACCCGCCCATCGGGAGAGGTCGCACTAAGGAGGGCATCATACTTGGCATTTGATGTGAGGGACAGTTGTTGGCGCAGGGATAGGACCCGGCTGAGGTCCGCGCGCTCTTTGTTTTCCTCAAGGGCTTTTGCGACGGTTTGTTTAGTAAGGTCCGGCAAGACGCACCCTTTTTCTTCGAGCCAGTTTTTAACGGCCAACCGCTCGGTGCCTTTGTTGACCGCGCCTTCGGTGCGCGCGTTGATCTCCGCATTAAGTCTCTCCGTTTCCAGCCGTACAGCTTCGGCGGCTTTTTGTACGGCGTTGATATCTACGTAGACGCCGGTGTCGTTGATGTATTGATCCATGAACCATACCTGTTGCTCCTGTGGATCGAGGTCTGGGAGTTTGCGATCGATCTCCCTCTCGACTTCAACGTCTTGCTTGCAGTACTCGACGAGCCGCGCGAGTTTATCTGGGTCAATGGGCCCCTTGCTCTTTGCGAGAGTGACCATTAACCGGTTGCCGATCATGTCTTTTTGGTGCTTGCAATCGAGCGCCTTGGCCGCCAGCTCCAATTTCCTCGGGAGCCCGTGGGCCGACGCCTTAGCCATTGTACACCGCCACTGCTTGATGGCGATAGGCCGGGCGCCGTAATACCCGATGAGCTTATGCAGCCACATACACCGCTCAAAAAACGCATTGTGGGCGTGGAATTCCGCGCCCTCCCGGACGAGCGTATTGATAACCTCGATATGCTCTCGGGCGTTAGCCCTGGTCATCGCCTGTACCGGGCCATCATCGATGGCATAGCAAAGGCAGAGGATTTCTGTGGACGAGTGCGCGGCATAGACCCACGCCCCGGTAGCATATATGTCACATTCCGAACGACTCTCGAAGTCTAAAAAAACCTTGCTCATCGTGGCCTCCCTACGTGAGCCCACCGTTGTCGGTTTACTATCTTTCCGATGCACTGTCGCAGAACGCCAAACTGTTTGGATAAATCTTTTTGTAGGGTATGGCCTTTTGCGTATTCCCGACGGATGTATCGAATATCAGCAGCGGTCAATCGTGCCCCTCCAGCACGCTCTCCGTGGGCGTGTAAACCGAGGCTAACTGCGTGCTCTTTGTTTTCTGCATCCGTGCAATACTCCAGATTGCAGAGGCGGTTATCTGCTTTTCTTCCATTCTTATGGTTCACCTGTTTGTTGGACACCCCGATAAAGGCACTCAGAACAAGACGGTGAATTTTTCTCGTTTCCTCGCTCCCTGGACGCGATAGACGGTATATCTGGTATCCGTCTCTGTCTTTTTGCAGTTTGACTATGCCAAAGTCGATAGAAAAGAGGCGCCCGTGGTCGGATATCAGATAGCGGCCCTCGTATCCGGGAACGTTTTCCCACTTCTCGTTTTTCTTTTTCATCTCATTCCTCTCTTTTATTTAAGACAGCATTTCTTGTATTTTTTCCCGGACCCGCAGCCACACCGGTCATTTCTGCCGAGGTGAGGGTATGGGTTGACGGCAAAGTCGAAGATGAGCTTGCCGTTCATATGCGCGATCTCATGCTGAACGATGACCGCCGGCGTGCCCCACACGACGAATTCCGGGCCTCCGTTGTTGGTCATGGTGATCTGTTCGTACCGGATGGTGTCGATCCTGTGGCCAGGCAGGGATAGGCAGCCCTCGCCCTGGAAGAGACACGGCCTGTCGAATTTGGTGATCTTCGGGTTGATAAGCTCGACAACGCCGGCAAGCCCGCCGCCATGACGCCAGCGATCCGGCAGCGTAAGGTACGCGTATCGAAGCGGCACGCCGATCTGGATGGCGGAGAGCCCGAATCCCTGGACCCAGGCGGACGGGAGCGCAGCGATGATCCTTGCCTTTAATTCGAGCTGTGCTATCTCCTCCGGTGTCGTCTCTTTCGACACCTGGCGGAGAGTCTTGATATCAGTGATGATGGGATCGGTATGCCCAGGACAATTGATCGGGCAGTTCGTAGTGTGCATTGGTCGTTCGTACACGGGGGTCTCCTTCAATTTAAGGTGCGCGTGATTTATTGGTATGCGCGCTCCCACCACCCCTTCTCAGGGAATTTTGTTACAGGGCGCTATTGCCCTGCTCCCACGGGTTCGCGCCTTCGCTGGCCACGACCCCGGAGCCATCGGCGGCAACGCCGCTTGCATCCATGGCGACGGCATCGAACTCGTCCTCGGCCCTCGGGCGGGAAGAGAACGGCTGATCGTCCGCGAGCTTCTGCACGCCGGCCAGGTATATCGTGACGCCGTGGTTCGGTTTGTAGAAGGGCGCGATGGTCAAGAGCGCGCGCACCCAGCATCCGGCGTAGAGCTCACCCGGATCGGTGATGACGGTCTTGTCCTGGCGTAAGCACTGCGGCTTGTCCTTGGACGTGGTGCGCACGACGATGTAACCCTTCTCGTTCTCCTCGATCTTTCCGGAGTCCTTGGGTTTGTCACCGTCGCGGAATTTCGTGAGCTTGAGGCCGGCGAGGTTGATCTTCGGGCCAAAATTGCCCCTGGCGACCTTGACGATCTCCGACCAGAAGCCAGCGCACGTATCGGTGGCGATCCAGAGGTGCGCGGGATGCTTCTTCGCCTTGAGCGCCTCGGCGATGGCCTTCTTGGGGAAGAGCATCGTGATGCCGTACTTGAGGTCCGGGGCACCCGGCTTGGAATTGAGCGTCTCTTTCGCCTCGAACAACGACGGATACGAGAGACGGAACGCGGTGGTCTGGTAAGTCACTCTCATCTGTTTTGCGTTTGCCATTATTTCTTCGCTCCTATCTTTTTCAGTGTGAGCCCATTGTCGGGCTTCTCGGTTAACTTCGCTAACTCTTTCGCCTTTTCTTTCCCTACCAACTTCTCCATCTGTGCCGGTGTCAAGAGCTCGACTTCCTTGAATATCTTGTCACCGAATTCCGGACGGAGCGCATCCGCTACCTTTTTCTCGTCGATCCACCTCCTGTTTGCTCGTTTCTTTCCCAGCTCGTATCCGGGGACTGTACCACCGGTCTCCAGGATCGAGTAGGCATACGCGCTCACTGCTTTCAAGAAGTCCTCGATACGATCCTGTGCGTCGAGGATACGCACAAGCACCTCGGTCGAGAGGATCTTGACGTCGGGGAATACCAGCTCCCGGTTCTGGACCGGGGCCAGCGCCATTGAGACATTCTGCCTCAGTGCCGGGCACGTCGCCCTGGCTGCACAGAACGCCTTACTACAATGGTCGCCGGGGCAGAGCATCGCTTCCTTCTCGCGCGTGAGCTCGATATGGCGCAACAGCTCCGTCTTGTAGACTGCCAGCTCATCGGCGGAGACTTCCCACCGGGAGAAGCGTTCTTCGGTCTTGGCACGCGGCTGGATGATGAGGAGCACGGCCTTGGTGGCCATGTATTCCTCGACCTTCGGCAACGCGTACTGCTTGAGCTGGTGGTTCTCGACTGCCGAGACGATGACGCCCTGGCCGTACTTGAAGTCGATGACGACCACGGTGTCGAACGCGCGCACGATGATCGCGTCCGAGATACCATAGATCACCTTCGGTATGATCGTCACCTTCTCTTCGACGTACAAGTCGCCGCCCTTCTGGAGCTCTTCGCAGATGACCTCGATGGCGTAAGACACCGCCTCGGCCATCTCGTCCGTTACCTCTACGCCCTCGATCTCCATATCGACCATGTCGAATGGGTTACAGTTCTCGGGATCGCGGAGGCATTTCTCCAGGAGCGCGTGAGCCGCCGTGCCTTCCTTGGCGTACTCAGATTCCGTTTGCGGAATGTCACGGACGAGAGCCACGGACCCCGGACAATTCCACCACCTCTCCGCGGAGGAGGGTGATAACTCGGAGTGGGCTTTCCCTGCCATTACTGAACCCCCGGTACTTTGATACCGTTCTTCTTGGTATATTCGACGAGAGCGGCCACGACCTCGCCGACTTTGTCCGCCGGGACTTTGCAGAGGTTCGTCACCTCGGTGCCGTATTTCGTGAGAACCTTGCCGCGCACGAAGTCCACGAACGGCTTGGTTCTTTCCTGGCCGGCGGCCGCGATGATCGTCTGCCCGAATTTTGCCAGCTCATCGGGCGTCTTGGGGCCAGGTGCTTCCTGTATTGCGGGAGCCACGTCTACTCCGGGGCCGGGCACTTCTTCGACACCGGGCGGAAGGTCAATCGCCGGTCCGGGTACAGGTGTTGCGGGTTTTGCTGCGGGCTTGGCCGCAGTAGTTTTCGGGGCGGCGGAACCTCCGGAGAGGTGCGCGAGCAAACCCTCCAGCGCATTTGCGATTCGGTTAAGGTCTTGTTCGATGCTCATGTCATGCACTCCATTTCTTTTGCGCATTTGTCTATGCAGACGGATAGCCCTGCTACTCGTCTCAGCTCTTTCATCTCTTTTAAGGCTCCACACAGGCCGCACGGGGCCTGGATAAACTGACCACCCCCTTTCTTTTCTTGCATTATTTGGTTGATGTTAATACTTTTCTCGACGAGTGTATCCACGATTCGCTCTTCCATCGAATCTTCGACGATGAGGAAGTGCGCTACGACTTGATTCTCCTGGCCCATACGGTTGAGCCGGTCGATGCACTGCTCGATCTGTTTCGGGACATAGGTGAGCTCGACGAATACGCACGTATCGCACACGGCCTGGAGCCCGTCCGTCCCGGTCCCGGCGGCGTCCACCTGGCCGATGAATACCTGGACCTTGGGGTCGTTGATAAACGCGGCCTTGGCTGCTTCTTTTTTGTCGAGGTTCTCTTCACCGGTATACTTGACCGCCTTGGACCCGAAGTGATCCTGGAGCATACGCGCGACGTCCTGGTGATACGTGTACGCGATGACCTTGGGCTTGTCGGTAAGGATATCCTCGATATGGCGGATAGCCGGCCCGGCCTTGAGTAAGCCCAGCGCCCGACGGAGCGATGGGTTTTCCCCGATAGTGAGCTTTTCCTCGTCGGTGAGCGACACCAGCTTGTTCGATGGATCAAGGTATATCTTGTGGCATAGCGGTGGAAGCTGGTCAAGCACCTCAGACTTCATCCTCCGCAGCATGAAGGGTTGTAAAAGAGCTGAGAGCTTGTCCAGATTTGATGCCCCCGAGACGTTGAAGCCGAAGGTGTCCTGGAACGCCCCGCAAAATTGATATGCGTATTGCGTATACTCTTTATATGGCCCGAGCTTCTCGGGGCACAGGCACCGGAGCATCGGGTAGAGCTCGATGGGCCGGTTCATTACCGGCGTGCCGGTCAATAGCCACCGGTATTCGCAGTTGCCGTAGATACCCCCGCGTCCCAGGATGGCCTTGGTCCTCTTGGCATCAATAGACTTGAGGAAGTGCGCCTCGTCGGCGATCAAGACCTTCCACCGGCCCTGGTGCAGATACCGGATAAGCGGCTCGCGCCATACGATATCGTAGTTGACTACGTTGAACGCATTGGCGTCCGGGATGATGTTCGGTGACGTGATCTCCTTGATAAAGATCGTCGGGTACTGGCTGCGCAGGGTCTTGACCCACGTGCGGCGCATACCGAACGGACACGTCACGATGCCATTACGCGCGGTGATCTTCTTCGCCGCCTCGATAGATTGCACTGTCTTACCGAGGCCCATGTCGTCCGCCAGCAGGGCAGAGGACCGCAGGGCGAGGAAGTCTCGCCCGATCTCTTGAAACGGTTTAAGAGTTATCATTTAAGTAGTTTTTCCATCAGCTTGAGGCCGATGGCGAAGCCCATACCCATGATGATTCCGTCGAATACCTTTTTTATTTTGTCGATCACAGCTCCCTCGCCTGTCTCGCTATTATCTGGGCCACCGGGCGGCAATATACCGTTTCTGAAATTCCGGCGGTTCCGATCACACGTTTCTTTTCCCACCCGGCCTCGCATATCGCAGTGGCCAGGCGTTGCTGGACTCCCTTGTCCGCGTTCTTTGACGGGATACCGACGTATCCGCACAGATCGGCCATCGTGACTTGATCGACGTCCGGGTTTTCCATGATGTATTTCAAAACGTGGTGCTTCATCGGGTCCTCGGGCATCCGGTTCAACGCCTCGGATACTTGGGTGCGCTCCGCCTCGCCCTGGAGGTAAAGGAGCTCGCTCTTATAGACCCGCACAGCCTCGGCCCAGAGCTGGTTGCAGTCGTTTTCAAGAGCGACAAGGTCGATAGGACCGGGCGTGTGGACGATCCAGTACCGACGGTTCCCGGTCGTGTCGTTAAGATACCCGACGTGCTCCGGGTTGACAGTCCCGATGAAGATGGATTGCCGGGGGAAATCATCCGCGAGCCGTGCGTATGAGAGGCGCACGGTATCCGTCGCACGTGACAAGAAGCTCTTGAGCGCGGCGGCGTCCGACCAGCGCAAGGCGGTCATTTCGGAAAGCTCAATGACCCACTTCCCCATCATCATATGGACGGCGTCTTTGGAGTGGGGGTCTATGTTCATATCCCCGGCCCACATCCGCCCAAGTATCCGGCAGACGGTAGATTTGCCGATGCCCTGGGCGCCTTCAAGGATCAAGACGTTATCCCATTTGCATCCGGGCTCCATGACCCTCCGGACTGCGGCGCAGAGGGTTTTCCGGGATACTGCCCTCGTATAAGGCGTATCGATGGCGCGGGTGTAGACCGTCAACCATTTATCGATGCGCGGAATACCATCCCACACCAGATTGTTGAGATAATTGCGCACCGGATGATAGTGCCGGCGGTGCCCGACGGTGACTGCGGCTTCCCAGATAATGTCACGGGAATACTCCACCCGCACTGTCCGGGCAAGGTGGTATTTGAGGAGGATTATGTCCTCATCGGTGACGTTTGCGCCTTTGCCCCCGCGCTGTTTGTACCAGGGGGCTGTGGACATGATCTCCAAATTCTTCGTGAAGGTATTAAATTTGAGTATCTCCGCCAGCTCCGGCATTGAGACGATATGGTTGACCGCGTTGTTGAGTGTCTTTTGCAGCCCTCCGTTTGGCTTGAGGTCATAGGCGAGGTTGTCGATCTTGAGCTCGTCTCCGACCATGACCGCCTGGAAGATCGCGGCAGCATTGGAGTTCCCTGGGGTTTTCTGAGCGTACTTGTAGGCGTTGCGCACCGCCTCGTCGATCTCTTCATCCCGGATCGGCGGCATAAGTTTAACGCCGTTATAATTTTCCTTGAGAGTGTTGGCGCACACGAGCTGGGATAAGCCAAGATCATGCCCGCGGCACGCGGCGATGTAGGCTGAATTGCGCTGGTTGCCTTTGGGGACTTCGGGCATCTGGGTGAGGAGCTCGATGAACCGCTGGATATTCATCGGGTCATCATCCACGAAGTCCGGGTCCGTGGCCGGCGTGATGACTTCTGGTGCGGTGATGAGATCAAAAATTTTTGTCGGGGCGGGGCACACATCGGTAGGAGAACGGAACACCACCTCGTAGGGGAGGTTAGTATCCGGATGTATGCTCCCGGCCCCGACGACATAACAGCCTTTTGAGAGGAATTGGATACCGGGATACTCTTTGATATCCTTCTTGATGCGGATTTCCGCCGGCTTGCGGAGGTAGACGTGATAGCCGCCCGATCCTGTTCGGACAACGTAGGTCATGTCCTCCCAGCCGTGGGCCAGGCCGAGGTCTTTGGTGAGCTGGGCGAATGACGCCTTACCATTCGCCTTGCCTGGGTGGCAATCGACATCGATGACAAGATCAGTCGCGGATAGGTTGACGCCGTAATTACCGGGGAAATCCGCTCGCGTAAGAAAAGCGTCCGGTTGTGTTTTCTGCCAATCGCCTTTCGCGGGCTTCTTCGTCTCCCCTGTTGTTCGCAAGGGGAAGAGCGCAAAACCGGCTGTGGCGTATATCTCTACGAAATCGGGGGTCATAAGACGGTATCCGTTCTCCTGGAAGGACAGGGCAAATTATACCGCAGTCCGCGCTATTGTCAAGACGTTTTCTTTTCGCCCAGCCGCACAATATCGTCGTGCGTCGCAGTGAATTCCACGTAACGCCAGCGACGCTTTTCTATCGTATAGACCATGGGCCTATATTTCGGGTTAGCGATAAACACCATGTCTGGGCCGAACGGAGTATAGATGGTGTCGTCGTCGATGAAACGCTTCGGCATTTTGCTGAGTGCCTCAAGAATGAGCTTGCTCATATCCGCACCTTTCGTTGTACGCGTCCGCCGCCTGTGGCGTCGGCGTATATCTCCTGGACCTTGAACGTCTGCTCTTTTGATAACGACCATATCCCGATGTTGCTGATGTCGGTGTAGAATTTCGCTTCCCACGGTCTCAGTACCCGGTACTTCTTAGCCTCGTCGAGAAGAATCTTTGCCTGGTCGCCGGTCATTTTCCGAATCCTCGTCTGAGAAATTCTTTATACATATCTTTGTGCATCCTCCGCGCGAGTTCTTTCATAAACTCGTCGTAATCGAACGAATATTTGAATTTCCAATCCCGTTTTGTAGCGGTGAACGGATTCGAGTACGTAGGCTGGGCTGTCGGCCCCGGTCGTACGCTTACCGCGATCCGCCGGTGCAGCCACAAATCATACTCGTCCTTTTGCTTCGTGAGGACTTCATTGATCGCGTTGACGTTCTGCATCATCTGGGTGTTGCCGCCTCTATCCGGATGATGCTTGAGCGCCATCGCGCGATAGGCTCTCTTCACCTCATCTGCGGAGGAGAATTTAGCGATACCGAATTGCTCGTAGAAATCCTCGCGAAAATCGTTAGCGGTCATGTTTTCGGGGTGATCTGCGCTGTGATATGCTCGACGAATTTTCCGACGGTGCGGAAGTCGTTTTCGAGCGCGTCCTCCATGAGCTTGATCCCAAACTCATCCTCCAGCTCGAAGATAAGCTCCACCTCGTCGAATAAATCGAGGCCCAGGTCCAGGCCGGTGCGAGCGTCCAGTGTGATCTTGGCCGGCTCGACATGGAATTTATTGATGAGCACCGCTGCTACGCGCTCAAAGACTGTCGGCGGCATCGCTGATCTCCTTGGTTTGGCGCGGTTCGGTGCACCGACTGTCGCACCCGACGGCAAAGCATACGGGGCGCAGCGGATTATCGAGAACGAGCTCGAAGAGCTGTTTGAAAAGCTCCTCTTCGTAGACACGCACGACGCCGTCCGGGCCGGTGACAAGGTAGTCCCCGACGTAGCCGTGCATCTTGCCGTCCGGGGTCTTGACCATGACCGAACGATTGCCAGGATCGAGGTGTGTGCCGACCGGGATTTCCTCCGGCGGGTGGTCTTTCCAGTTGAACCAGCCGTCGGTGATCTGTACCGCCCGGAATACGACGGTCTTTGTCCTATAAAGCGTCTCCATCCACGACCTCCTTTGTGTTGCCTTCGATCTTCTCCTTGATGTCTTTCCCGGAGATGAAGTACCGGCCCCCTACCTTGAGAGCCTTGATATCTTTTTTGTTGATCCACGTGGTAACGCACGACGCCGTACATCCGAGGAGCCTTGCGGCTTCCACCGGAGTGAACGTCGCGCCGTCATCGATGAGCTTGATCTGTTCGAGATTTGGTTTCATGGATTACCCCCTCATACGAATCCGCGTTATCGACGGACTCTCGTTTTTTGTTGGTACGAACGTCTTGATCGACGGCGTTATATCAATCTGAGTGAACGGAAGAACAGTAGCCGCATACTTGAGCTTCCGGATGAAAATTCTTGTAGCTTTTGAATCGTCCTCGACGTATTTCTTGATCTGAGCGTTCACCCGTTTGTTGAGCCGGGTAAAATACCGACGGGTCTCTTTATTATCTGGAACACCCGGCGCCGGAACCACTCGACAGAAGTTAGAAGCTCTCATTGAACCTCCGGAACCGCTCAACCCGCACGCGCACGTGACCCAAAGCCGGGTCTGCGATCTTCTTGAAAGCCGCCTCGGTGAGATCGATGATCCGCCCGGTCCGTGCTGCTGGGCCTACATCGTTGCACCGCACGACCACACTCTTCCTGTTGGCCAGGTTCGTCACCCGGTAGGTTTTGCCGAGGTACACTCGTCCGGGCCTGGCGCACGTCATGGCGTCCTTGTCGAAAAGCTCTCCGCTGGCCGTCTGGTAGCCGGTGTTATAGAACGACGCCTCACCTACCAGGCCGGAGAAACTCACCATCACGATCGCCGCGGTGGCCAGGACCACTACGATCCACGGGATGAGCCTGGCGCGAGCCAAGGCGCTTTCGTTTTCGCAATCATAACAGTTTTTCATAGTTACCTCCTCAAATAAAGAAGCAGTCCCCGTGCGTTCACGCTGGCAAGCCTAAAACGCAAAAAGCACAACGGCTCTGGTCGTTGCGCTTCTACCGGGGACTGCTTCAATCTTGGGTTCTATGGCTTGCCAGCTCATGTCCCGGATGATATCACAACGTACCAGATTGTCAAGCATTATTTTTAATGACCTCCTTTCTCGACGATGGCTTGTGCGTCCTTCTCGTATTGGCCGCTTGCGTCGTAAGCTAAATCACTGGATATCGCGCGCGTGATCTTGACTCCCTGTACGCACGCCCAGCCTACGACAAAAACGAGAGCGACGGTAATTACTGCCGCTGCCAAGTGCAACCCGAACCACGTACTATACGCCGGACGTTTCACTGCTGCCTCCTTTGTTTGTCACCACGTCAAGCTCCACTTCCGCTGCCTCCAGCTTTTCTTTCGTGATCTGGAGCTGGGCGCGGAGGCTGTCGTTCTCCCCGCTGAGTTTCTTGATCTTCTCGTGATTGTCCTTCGACAACGCGAGGATCATCGATATCGCCTTCCTGTCGTTCTCGGAAAGCGAGTAATCCTTTTCCATCGTGCGCAAAGCGAGAAACGCTTGGGCGAGGATCATACGTCCGTCCCTGTGCGCATGACTGCGGCGTCGAGGATATCCATAAGCCGACAGATGGTGCCCGCAACAACGCGGTCTTTGGGTCGAGGATGTCGCTGCTCTTCCGCCTGTAACTCCTGGACGACCTTTTTAACTCCTTCATACATCGCGCCGAGTTTCAGCGCCATTTTGTGAACGCGTTCCCCGTCCTCGTTGACCGGGTCATTCTCGGCCAAGAGCTCCCCGTCGAGTGAATAAAACTGCGTCACCCGGCGGATCGGGCTGTCCTCGGTTCCTTTTCCCCGACGTAAAAGGTTCGTCCGGATGACGTGGATCATCTCGCACTCTTTTTCCGTCGGTATCGGACGCGCCCCTTCTAAAATCCCGCTGTACGTTGTTTTCATAGCCCCCACCTCCTAATTAAGCCCGACACGTAGCCGGGCGCTGATCTGTGCGCCGGATAGCCCTGTTTCCACTGCTATTCCAAGCGCCTCCATGACTGCCACTGCGTCCCTTATCCTCAACAATTCCCGGTACGTCATCAAGTCGAGCGCCTTGATATTCTGTATCCGCCGGCGGCGCTCATGCTCCGCCAGGGCGGCCTTCAAAATCGCGTCGTCCATACGCCTCCTATTTAAGATACGTACTACAATTAACCTCCTTCTCCTTTGTCGAAAACCAAAACACTTCGGGAGCTACTTCGTAAATCGTACCGTCAATACCTTTTGCCTTGAGTGTTTCTTCCGCCCGCCTTTTTGCCTTCGGATTTTTAGCCGGGTCATAATCCCACTCCACGGTTTCAAAATATCCGTAACGGTTCAACATCCGGATTTTTTGCATGACTCCTCCTTACAGGTTCGAGTAATCTTCCTCGACCACCGCCGGGGCGGTGACTTCCACTGGCACCGGGGCGGGCGCGTCCTCCTCTTCGCGTACCACTATCGCTGGATCATAGCCCAAGTCCACCAGTTCCTTGTGAATGATCCCCGGCGGCGTTCCCTCTTTGCGCCAGCGGCAGCCGACGCGCTGCTCCTTCCCATCGACGGTAAGCCAAAGCCCAAACTTTTTGAGTGCCATAGATGCGGCCTCCTTTTGTTGCGCCTCGTCAGTGCCCGGTCTACGCGCCGGGCATATGGGCCGCCGGGGGCTTCCTCAAGGACCCCGGCGGCATTTCGGTGGCGGTTAAATTTCGGTGAGCGCGGCTTTCTTGGCGTACTCTTCGCCATAGTATCCCCAGCACTCCTCATGCTCGATCAAAGTCTTGTCCTCCCGGTAGTCCTCGCGGACGATTCCCCAAACGTCCCCGGAAAGGTACTGATTCCAGGTCTCCACGTGCGCGCGGGCGGCTTTTTCTGCGGCCTTACGCGTGCGCCATTCCTTTTTAGAGACGAACACAAGACCAAGCTGTGAGACGTCCCACTGCCTGTCCGGAAAATTGCCCTCATGCGACAAGGCCAGGGAGACGCCGCTATGTATGTACGCCTCCAGCGGAAAAATATGGTGAGACTTCCGCCACTCCCGCGCCTCTCCGCTGATCTCGTCGTCCTCCTCAACTGTCCGGACACGCCCGGCGGCCATGATCTGCCGCGCCAGGTCCTCGCTAATTTTCTTCCCGTGGTCCGTGTAAAAGTCCCGGTGGTATCCGACAAGGAAAAGGCCGTCGTCCCTGCCTTCGTCCGGTGACTGTGCGTCATCATCCCGGACGATATAGCGGACCGTATAGCCAGGCGTGACTCCGTCTCCCTTCGGTTGCTTGGTGACTGTTATGCTTCCCTCTTCCGGGGGGAAAGTGAATTCAAAACCTTCTGTTTCCGGGTCCTCGGTGCTGTAATAGGTAGTGCGCTTGTGGATAGCCATAATAATTTGTCCTCCGCCTTTGTTGTCGGTTACTTTATCCGGGACGACGCCCTGCGCCGCCTCCATTCGTGCGCGCCCTCGTAGACTGCAAGAGCTAAAAAGAAAATCACTGCAAAAAATAAGGTCCCCATGTTATCGGCCCGCCTTCTTGAAGTATAGCCACGCCTTCTTTTTGTCTCCAGCGTTTCTATAAAAGCGCGTTGTTTTTAATACCGTAGCCCCGCCCCAATAGCTCATAGACGTAAAATCAAAACATCCGGCGGTACAGGGCCAATTATCGCATTTTTGGTTATATATCTGCCCTTTGTGGTTCGTGGTCCGCTGGTGCATGGCGCCGCATTTGTCGCACGCGTAAGGCCGTGACTTTACCTTTAATAGTTTCATGTGCCTGTCCTCCTCTTTTCTATACAGCGCGGGCACTCCCGCCGGCAATCCGGACAATAACTACATCCGCATTTTAAACATTTGCGATATTTTGTCCCGCATTTTTTACAGTATCCGCCCATCCCTTCACCCTCCTTTGTTCGCGTTGGCCTCATCAGTACCGGTGCACGCGTTCCCGGTATACCGCCCGGCCTCCTCGCGCGGGCGGTTCTCGGCGGCGGTTATTTTTGATTATCTACGCCCGCAAAAAAGCGGTGCACTTCTTCGGCCTTGATCGTATGACATCCGATTTTTATACCGGCGGCGTCTGCGCTGTTGACTGTATAACTACCGATGGTCCGCCCGACAATATCCCCGGTGCACTTCTGCCACTGCCGGTATAATCCCTGCCCTAATGACAGCGGCACGCGTGCGTCCCGGCTGGTCTCTATATACTTACCGTCTGCGGACAGCCTCAAGGCGATATCAGACGCGTAAAAGTAATTTCCCTTGTTTTCTCCGCGTCTCCATGCCTCCAGCGCGTCGGCCTCTTCTTTTTTCTTCGCCTCTACGCGCGCCTTTTGTGCGGCGCGTTCGGCGGCTTCGGCTTGTTTGGCCTTTGCCAGTATCCGCGCGCGTTCTTCCGGCGTGCTTGCCGACGGGAGCGCGCCGCCGGTGATTTTAAACGCTTTTTTATATGCGATATAGTCGCCTTTTGCCGTCTCCATGTTCCGAAGATATTCGTTGACGTGTAACCGGGCGCGCGTGCTTTTAACTGCGGCCTCTAAATATCGCGCTTTGATCTCTTCGAGGTTCGCGGCGTGGTCCTCCAGCGTCGCGGCCTCCGGGTGCTGTACGTCAATAACGCGGTAGGGGTGGCCATGGAGGGCGTATAGAGCGTAGCTGGTATGCTTGGCCGTGGTGACGCTATACCCTCTGGAATTGATAAGCGCCAGCCCCCGGACAAGGTGCCCTAAAAGGTAATGACTTCCGTAGCTGTATATCTTGTCCCCCTCATAGTAAAAATGGGACCCTTTCGCCTCGCCTCCGTTGCCCTGTGCCCATCTGTGCGCCACTTCTCTATTATTCATCTTTTCCGCCTTTGTTGGTGTTTGATCTCCGCGCCCGGTCCACGCCGCGCACGGTGCCGCGCGCCTTATGCGCGCTTAACGGTGCCCTCTGTTGACAGCCATAATTCGTTGTTTTTCTCTTGGTGCTCCACGTTGCAACACCGGTTAGTATATCGTAGGACCGTGCGCCCATTTATCCAGCACGCCAGCAAAATATCGCGGTCCTCCGGCATACCTTTTAACAATTTTTTTAGTTGCTTAACCGTCATGTTTTCCCTCCGCCGTTCGTGTTTTTGGTGCCTCTGGTCTCCGTGCCAGGATAAGTAATTATAACATTTGTGTTTTTTGTTGTCAAGAGATTATTTGTATATTTTTTGTTTGTTGTTTTCTTTGGGTTTGCTCGACGAGGATGCACCGTAAAGCGCGCGGCGGGTTTGATGAGATTGTTGGATTGTTTGAGATTGTTGGTGTTGTTGGGTTTTGGATTGTTTGAGAACGTTGGATTATTTGGTATTAGGGTATACCTTTTGTGAAAATAGTCTATAAGTTTCCAAAATGAAAAGGGTATATTATAGGTATCGCGTGTAATTATTGTATGTGTATAAGGGTTTTCGTCAAAAGGTATGTCCGAATACATAAACATCCAATAAACCCAAACAATCGTAAATATTTGCACAAAATATGCAATGAATCCAACGAATCCAACGAACTCAAAATATAATTTTGGAAATGTTTGCCCGTTTTCACCAAAAGGTGGGCAGTAATACCAAAAGACACAAAAGACACAAAAGACATGATGAACCCAATAAATCTTACGTCTACGCAGCTCTACACGCCCCGATCTATGCGCCGGGCAGGGTAGAGCATGGCCCGATCTACGCATTGGACCGGACACGTGCAAGCTATATCAACGCATGATGTCATATGTTCAACATGACGTTGAAGTCATGCGTTCGGGTGCGATCGGATAAAACCTCAAACCCACCCTGGGGAGTGAAAGAGTCGGGCATAGCGTCCCACGAGGGTGGTGTCATCCTGGACGGAATAGTACCTCCCGCCAAGAAATTTTTTGAGAATTTCCGAAATCCAAAATTTCCAAAATATCCAACGAGCCCCCGCGCCAAAAATTTTTCCAAAAATTCTCTTGACACTACAAAATTTTATGATACTATTCAGTCACAACACAAGAACGCGCGGCGGTCGGAATGGGGCCGGCCCCGCGCACCAAAAACATCCGACGGCAAAAACGTCGTCGAGTCATCCAACGGAGGATAGAAATGGCAACCGCACCGACCGATCCGAAAAAATCGTACATCATCATCGCGACCCACGGGGATTTTTTCTTCAAGCGCAGTGACAACGACAAAGGCATCTCCCCGTTTGCGATACGGGTTCGTGCGCCGAACCTCGAATTTTTCCGCGAGACCTTCACCAAGTATTGCGGGATGCGCGAAGTCCCCGAGGACGAACGCAAGCGTCGCGAGGATAACGGCGAACAGGACGTTCCGCGCCAGGAGCCAATCGTCAAAGAACGGTCGCAGATCAACGTGCGCGGCCTCCTCAAGAAAAAACTCCTCCCGATGCTTCTCGGGCCCAAGCACGAAGGATTCCGTCGGGTACGGCAGTGTATCATCGACGAGATCATCTCAAGCGACGGAAAGCCCCTCGACCTCGACGTGCGGTTGCAGTCACGCGATCAGCTCGCCGAGTACATCCGCGTCAAGCGTCTCCCCATGGACGTCGAGTCGTACATCAACATCGACGAGCTCCGCACGGATATCGAAGAGTACGAGAAGGATAAGAACAGCTACTTCGCCTCGCTGGAACGGCGCAAGCGTATCCGTGAGAACGAAAAGAAATTCCGCGAGCTCAACGAGCTCATCGGCGAAGAACCCGAGCCCGCCCCGGCGCAGAAGAAGGGCTCGGTCATCACCGGCGAAGGTTCCGGCACTATCGATCTTTAAAACCAGATGGCAGACGCACCCCAGCGTGTAGAAGTTGAGCTCATCATGACGTCCGGCGGGATAGCGATTCCCGTCGGACGCAGACAATTTTCCGCGCTCGATGTCGTGGAGCTCGTCAAGAACGCGCTGGCCACGGACTATACCGGCCTCGATCCCAAGAAGCAGGGGATGTCCAAAGGCGCGGCGGCGTTCCTCAAGCTCGCCGAGGAGGCACAGGACGGCGACAAGGGCGCCCTGGACTTCTTGCTCGACAGGTTTATCGGCAAGCCGGTGCAGCAGACCAAGAATCTCAACGTATCAGCGTCAATGGCGGAGTTCCTCGCGGCACTCGAAGCCGAGGGGAATCGTGGGGGCGGGGCGGTGGACCCGATGGGGAGCGACCTCTAATGGAATTCGACAACTTACCAGCGAGTCAACAAAATATTCTCAGGCGTCTATCCGTCGAGTTTCCCTACTACGCCAAGTCGTGTCTCAAGATTGTCACGAAGGAAGGCGAGATCGTACCCTTCGTGCTCAACAAGGCCCAGCTCTACATCCACTCACGCCTGGAGGCACAGAAGGCCCGGATGGGCCGGGTGCGCGCGGTAATCTTGAAAGGCCGTCAGCAAGGATGCACGACGCTGATTCAGGGCCGGTACTTCCACCGCACACAATTCAAATCTAACCTTTCGGCGTATATTCTCGCCCACCAGGCCGAATCGACCCTCAAGATATTCGGCATGGCTGCCAAGTTTTACCAGAACCTTCCCGCGCTGAAATTTCCTCTCAGCAAAGATACCGAGAAATCAATGGTCATGGAAAACGGCTCCAGTTACACCGTCGGCACCGCCGGCAGTGCACAGGTAGGCCGCGGCATGACTGTGCATCTTTTTCACGGTTCGGAAGTCGCCTTCTACGAGAACGCCGACGAGCTCTCGACGGGGTTGATGCAGACTGTCGCGGACGCGCCGGGGACAGAGATGATCTTCGAGTCTACGGCCAACGGACCAGGGAATTTTTTCTACAACCTCGTCATGGGTGCGATCTCCGGCAAGAACGGATTCGAGTTGATCTTCATCCCCTGGTACTGGCAAGAGGAGTACAAAGACGCGATTCCGCTCATGGAGCGCGAGCTTGATGAGAAGGAGCAAAAGTATTACGAAGCGCACAAGGCAGACGGATTGACATTGCACCACTTGGCTTGGAGGCGGCGGAAGATCGAGTCTTTCGGGGGTCCGGAGAAAACATGGAAATTCATCCAGGAATACCCGTTCACGCCTGAGGAGGCGTTCGTTAGGGCGGAAGGTCGGTTCTTCGATATTGCGAAGGTCTACGCGGCCACAGGACGCAAAACAGCGGTATCCGGATGGCAGCCGCTCATCGTGGGTGTCGATCAGGGGCGTACTGGTGATCCTACCAAAATTCGCCGGAGGATCGGCAAGGTGTTGCTGCCGATTGAGACAATCCCCGCGGATGACGGGGACCAGCGGGATATGCGCCTGGCCGGGAGACTCGCTCGGATTATCGATGCCGAGGGCGCGGATATGGTGTTCATCGATGTGACGAATGAACACGGCGCACTTGACAGATTGCATGAATTGGGGTATAAGAAGCAAGTTCGGGGGATATCCTTCGGTGAAAAGGCGATGGACCCTGAGCGATTTCGGAATAAGCGCGTCGAGATGCACGTCGAATTCCGCGAGTGGCTCAACGATCCGGAAGCCGCGCTTCCGGCGGGAGAGCAGAAATTTCTGTCCGAGGTCGGTTCGATCCCGGAAGAAAAAGAGACCAGCAATTGCGTCAAGTACCTTGTACCGAAAGACGACATCAAGAAGGACCTGGGCTGGAGCCCGGATGAGCTTGATGCGACCGTCTTAACCTTTGCCTACCCGGTGAAGAAGAAAGTGACCAACGCCCCTGCCCCACGACCACAGACTACGAAGGACAAAAAATCAGGGTGGCGCTCGCCGTTAGCGACGGTGAAAGGAGTGCGATAACATGGGTTTCTGGAAATCATTGGCTAAAGGGCTTAACATTGTTAATCCAGTTGGGGGGAATTTCATGGGGACTGGACTTGGGCTGGACATCGCCAATGTCCCCGGAAGTGAGAATGGGCATAAGTCCAGTGACGCTGCCCCGGCAGCCGCAGCACCATCGGGGTCGTTAAGTGAAGCCGAGGCACAAGCCGCAGAGGCGTCACGTTATGCTCGGCTTAGTAGGTATTTTACGACGGCTATGGGGCTTTTAGGTAATGCTAAAACAGGATCAGCTAAGGTGTTCAGCTAAGGAGAAAACTATGGCAGATTTAGCGAGCACCAACCCTTCCGTTGAGAAAGACCTCGCGGAATTCAAAGCAGTCAAGACCCGGCGTATGCCGAATGAGAAGATATGGGACCTCATCGCGCAGTACGTCCTCACGCGCAAGCGGGGGTTCTCCTCGGCGACCAATGACGGAGCGTTTTATCTGTACGGGGATGTCTATGACAATACCGCCGCGAAAGCGACAGTCATAGCCGCGTCCGCGTACGTCGGGGCGTTGTGGAAAAATGGTGCCCGCACTTTCCGGATCACCCCGCCCAAGTCGATCAAAAATTTGTCTACGAAGGTCAAGGACTATTACAGCGAGATCAACCGTCGGACAGTGAAGCACATCGAGCATAAGGACGCGGGATTTACGACGGCGTTCTTTGAGTATATGCTTGAAGAGGTCGCCTTCGGTACATCGGCGATAGGGGTGTTCCGGGCGAAGGAAGGCAGCAAGCATAGGCTGGAATTCCGCGCGATGGAGCTCAAGAGCCTGTACGTCGTTGAGGACGCGATGGGTCGCGTCATCAAAGTGTTCTACGAAGTTGAGCTCAACGCGACGCAGCTCTTCGGGGAGTATGGATCAGCGGCGTTCACGGATAAAGTCAAGGCGGCGTATGAGTCGAATGACTTTACCACGAAGTTCAAGGTCCTCTGGATCATCCGTCCGCGCAAGAGATATGATCCAAAGATCAAGAACAACCAGAATATGCCCTGGGAATCGGTGCACATCCTGGAGGATGAGAAGGTCGAGCTCCGCAATTCCGGTTTCTGGGATAACCCGATCAAGGTCGTCCGGTTCTACAAGAACCAGGGCGAGGAGTATGGCCGGTCGGCGGGCATGGATGCGCTGCCGAGCATCATCGAATTAAACGGCGCCAAAGAGATCATCCACAAGACCGGCGAGAAAAACCTCATGCCTCCGCTGTTCGTGCTGGATGATGGGTCCTTCGGCGGCGGGTTTATCGATCAGTCACCGAACGCGCTCAACGTCCTGGATATTTCCTCGCGTATCTCGAACACTCCGCCTATCGGAGTGGTCGGGACTACGGGTGACGCACAGTTGATGCTCAAGCTCGTGGAGATGCTTACATCCGAAGTGCTCTCGCACTTCTCGGTGGACAGACTCCTGGACCTTAACAACCAGACGAGGATGACGCTGGGCGAGGCGCAAATCCGCAACGAGATGCGCTCGGATTCTAACGGCGGAACATATAGCCGGCAGATGGATGAGGGCTTGACTCCGCTTATTCAGACGTCTATCGGGATGCTCGCGGAAGAAGGGGAGCTCGGAGTTATCGCGGGATCGCCGGAAGAGAAAGCGTTGAAAGCGCAGGGTATCGAACCGCTTTACATTCCGGAAGAGGTCATCAAGGCCAGGACGCAGGGCGAAGAGATATTCAACATCGAGTATATCTCCCCGGCGGCCAGGATACTCCGGTCCGAAGAGCTTCGTGGCGTTATGAATTATCTGCAATTCGCCGGGCAGTTCTACGGAGTCGCACCGGAGTACATGATACGGGTGAATAAAAAAGTGTCCGGGGAATTGGTCCGTGATCTCGGCGGGGCTCCTCCGGAGCTTTTCCATTCAGACGAAGAATACGAGAAAGAGATGCAGAAATTCGAGGAGTCTCAGCAGCTCCGGATGCAGATGGAGATGGCAAAGACCCAGGCAGATGTCGCGGCCAAGCAGGGCTCGGCTGCGCAGCAAACAGCACAGGCCGAAGCTACCCGGTCCGGAATGGGCGGCGGTGGTGCTTCCGGCGGAACAGGGATATCAATGCTATGAGCGAACAGAAGCAACCCGGAAGTGAAAGTACGGCGGATATCGCCGAGCGAGTAAGGCGCGAGCAAGAAGCACGCCGCGCCCACGAGCAAAAGATCGCCGAGATCAAGAAGCGTAACCTGGAAGAACGCGCACAAGTGCGGGCCGCGGTGCAAATGGCCCGCACTGACCGGAACGTCGAAATCATTCTCCGGCACCTGGCCAAGATATGCGGCCAGTTCAAAAACGCAATCGTGATGAATCCTACGACGGGGGAGATCATCACCAGCTCAACCATCTACAACGAATCACGAAGATCTGTCTACCTTGACTTCCGCAAACTGATGTCGGAAGAGGATAAAAGACTGATCGAGTCAAAAGGAGAAGAGGACCATGGCGAATGAAGCGGGAGCGGCAGGGACAGGCGCGGCGGGTGCCGCCGGAACCGGTGCGGCGGGGGCCGCGGGGACAGGCGCAGCGGGAGCGGCAGGGGCCGCAGGAACCGGGACGGCTTTCGACGCATCCGCGTTGAATGGCCTCCAGGGTGACGCGTTCCGCGCGATCATCCCGGATGAGATCAGAGCCAAGCCGTACATGAAGGACATCAATACCTTCGGGGATTTCGTCAAGAAATTTGACGGAGCCCAGACCATGATCGGCCAGCGCACGACTCCGGGCGAGAACGCAACAGCCCAGGAGTGGGAAGCGTTTCACATCAAAGCCGGACGCCCGGAAAAAGCGGAGCTGTATACGATCCCGAAAGTCGAAGGGCTCCCGGCGGATTTCCTCCAGAAACACGCGGAGGACGTCAATGCCATGAAACTCATGCTTCACGCGTCGGGCGCGAATCAGTACCAGATGAACGTGTTCGCGACCAATATGCTCAAAGCGATCCACGCCGATGAAGTGGCGACGGACAAGAAGTTTCACGCGCTCATGGATTCGACGTTCGGCCAGGATGCTGCGGCGTTGACGGAAAAAGGCAAGGCGTTCCTCGCCGGCGTTCTACCGGACGCGGTCAAAGCCATGTTACCTGAGCTCGATCCCAAAGCTCTCGGCATCTTGATGGTAGCGACGGACGCTATCGTCAAGAAGCACGTATCTCCCGACGGATTCCGTGGAGCCGGCGGCGCGGGCGGCGGTGGAGTCGAAGAGACCAAGGACACTTTGGTCGCCCGGATGAAGGTTATCATGCAGGACCCGGCGTACATTGACCCCTTCAAAGACAAGGTCAAGAACGCGGCCTTCAACACGGAAATGGACCAGATTCGGACTAAGCTGAAAAAATTCTCTTGACAAGAAAAGCAATTCGTGGTAAATAGACAATAGACCAGCGACACTCTTCTATCACGCGGGCATACGTCCGGCGAAATTGAGCCGGGGATCGTAGAGCAGTTCCGAAGGGAGAAAAGAGTAACTGGACAAAATACTCAAGGCTGACACGTCCGGGAAGTTGAGCCGGGGATCGTTAGGCGCGCGAGCGGCTAATAAACCAAATCAACGGAACCAAGGAGGCGTGTCATGTCTATCGATAATGTCCAGATAACCGAATTCAACGCGCAGCTCGACGTACAGGAACAGCAGATGAATACCCGGCTGCTCCCCTTCGTCGTGCGCGTGCCCGTCTCGGGCGATAACTTCGCCTATGACGGCATCACCGAAGTGAGCTCCTACCGTGCCAACGGGCGCAGCCCGCTGGTCCAGCCGACCCAGGCGTCCTTCACTCGCCGGAAAATGTCTCGCGAGCGTATCGTCGTGTCCCTCGAAGTCGATGATCGGGATGTCCGTGGGATGCTGTCCGATCCCAAAGGCGACCTCGCCAAGCTGTGCATCGCGGCCATCGAGCGCGAAACCGACCGTATCATCTACGACGCGATGTTCGCGTCTGTCCTCACCGGTCGCAATTTCGAGACGACCGTGAACTATACGACCGACGGCGTTATCTCGGTCGACGCCACGGCGGCCATGACCTACGAGAAGCTCCTGGAAATCCGTGCCAACTTCATCGACAATGAAGTGAGCAACGAGAGTTCCCCGATCCCGGTGGTCATCGGCATCTCCGGCGACGAGCACACCGATCTGATGAGCGAAGTCGAGCTCACCAGCGGCGACTTCACCAAGCAGTACAACATCGATAAGGGCATCATCAAAGAGGCTCTCGGCATGGGTCTCGTGCCCTTCGGCGCCGGCTCGAACGTGACCGATCCGATCCTGGAAACGGTCGGCGGGGAGAGGATTTCCTTCGCCCTGTCCAAGAACGGCGTCGCGCTCGGTATCTCCCTGGACCGTAAGGTCGAGGTGAAGGACGTGCCCGGCAAGATCGAGACCACCCTCATCAACGTCATCAAAGAGGTGGGCGCGGTCCGCACCCAGGGCGTCCGTATCCAGCGCGTCCGCTTGACCCCGTAAGCGGCAAGGTAAAGTCCCGCTCCCCTCGGGTGTAAGCCCGAGGGGAGTTTCTAAAATCTGAAACGTAAGAAGGAGGCACCAATGGCTGTTGAAAACAAATACGTAACCCACAATGCGTCGGCCAAGGCGATCGATGTCGGCCCCGGCGTGCTGTGCTCCGGCGGAGTCGTGAAGTGCGTGCCGTTCTCGTTTGAGACCGCCGCAGCCGACGACGACGGCTCGATCTACCGTATCGCGAGGGTCTCGGGCCGCGCGATACCCCTGGGGATCAAGTTCCTCATGGACGCCATCGCGAACCTCACGGATTCGCAGATCGGCATCTACAAGCCGCTCGATAAGGATGGATCGGTCATCGACGTGGACTGCCTCGCGGTTTCGGTCGATATCCATGCGGGATACGCGACCCAGACCGAGATGCTTATCCCGACCGGCGTGGCCCAGGATGAGGTCGGCAAAGACCTCCTCGCCCTGGCCGATGTGGCCGAAGCGAGCAAGCAGAAGTACGGCGACGTGGACGTCGCGATCACGACCCCTGCGGGGGCGACGGGCGCGGGGACCATCGCCGGGTACTTCTTCTACATCGACGGCGTAGGCGTCTAATTAACCGAAAAAGGAAGGAGGCGAGATAATGGCGGCTCCGAATTCAAGCGTAGACCTCTGTAATCTCGCCTTCGACCTTTTGCGGCACAAGGACGCTGTAACAAATATCGACAGCCAGGCAGCAGCGTTAAGCGACAGCGAAGCACTGGCCGCTCGGTGGTATGATGCCACTCGGAGGTCAGTGCTTCGTGGTTTTCCGTGGAATTTTGCGCGCAAACGCGCGGTGCTGTCCCGTAATGCCACGGCTCCAGCTTTCGGGTACGCGGACGCATACAACCTCCCCAACGATTATGTGGCTCCGGTTTTTATCGGGGATAACTATATCGATGACTACCGGGATACGTTTTCCGTTGAGGGTGGGCAGATTCTCCTGGATAATAACGCGGCTACGACGTTGAATTTTTGTTATATCTGGGATATCACCTCTGTAGTGAAATTCGATCCGATTTTTATTGACCTCCTTGTTGCGGAGCTCGCGCTTCGTTTCGGTAATTCATTGACCGGATTGAACAAGAGCATGAAGGAGATCAATGCACGTGTCGAAAAACTGGAGGTCAAAGCGCGGGCCATGAATGGCCGGGAGAACCCTCCACGTATGCGGGAATACTCGCCTTTGCTTGACCGCCGGCGCCGGTTGATCGGCGGCACACCGTATGACGGGGTACACCTTTTTTAAGAGAGGAAAACATGACAAAAATAGCAGATTCGATGATGACAGGGCTTAACACCAAGTCCGCGCTTGCTGTGGGCGATATCGCGGCCAACGACAAGATGCCTATTTACGATGACTCAGCCGCGGCATGGAAAACCGTTGAGGCCGTGGACTTGGCGACGAACACGGAGGTCAATGCAGCTATCGTGGCGGCAATAGGTGATGTCAGTGAATCAGAGCTTGGTCTCCTGGATATTACTGAACAGACCGAAACCATTTTGGTCGCCGGCGCGGTATCTGTGACGAAGCGGCTTACGAAACTTAGCGCCGCGTCCGGGGCGTATGCTGTGACGCTTGCGGCGCCCAATGCCGCAATGTTCGGACAGGTGAAAGTGATCGAAATGTCCGTGGCTGGAGCTGCGATTACCCTGGCTCTTACGAATTGCGAAGGGCAATCTGCGGGCACCGGGGCGTCTTTCGATGGGGTCGGCGAAAAGCTGGTTCTCGTCGGTGGGCTGTCTAAATGGACTATCATCAAAGAGGCTGGCGGAGTTACATTAGCATAAAGAATGAGGGCCGGAGCGGGCTTCCCACGCCCCTCCGGTCGCTTATCATCAATGGCCACGCATGATCGCGACAAGTATCTACAATAATTTTGCTTCGGGTGAGTTTTCCCCGAGTGTATGGGGGCGTACGGATCGCCCCTTTTACACAACAGGGGTAGAGCGTATGCGGAATTTCATCCCGCTGCTTACCGGCGGAGGATTTTTCCGCCCGGGGTGGAAGTACATCAATCATACCCGACTCAACAAAAAAGCCTTCCTCATAACCTTCGAGTTTAACGCCTCTCAGTCATATACCCTCGAATTTACTGATGCCATGATGCGGGTGCATAAGGGCGGTGGGAACGTCTTGGAAACCGCAAAGGTCATTACCGGGATAACACAGGCTAATCCGGGGGTGGTTACTTCGACCGGACATGGGTACACCACCGGCGATGAGATTTATATCGAGAGTGTTGTCGGCATGACAGCACTTAACGGGCAGTTTTTTCTTATTAAAAAACTCGATAATGATACTTTTAGCTTAACAGATATCGACGGAGCAGATATCGATACGACCTCCGCAGATGCGTACGTTTCCGGGGGCACAGCGTCGAAGGTATACGAGATCGTTAGCCCTTACGCAGAAGCAGATTTATGGCAGTTAAAGATCGCGCAGACAGCTGATCTCGGGTATATCGTACATCCGAAATACGCGCCGTATAAGATTACCCGGACCGGACACGCCGCCTGGACCCTTGCGACGTATACTCGGACGAGTGATAAGTTTATCGGGTCGGCTAAGACAATTACTGGCGCGACACAGGCGAACCCCGGGGTAGTCACTTCGACGGGGCATGGGCTCGTAACCGGGGATCGGGTTTTAATCGAGAGTGTTGGGGGGATGACCCAGCTCAACGGGAATTCGTATCTTATCGTTAAGCTAACCGCGGATACCTTTAGCTTGCAGACTTTGGCAGGGGTGGATGTTAATACCTCGGCGTATGGTGCGTATACCTCCGGGGGCACTGCGAAACAGGAGAAGTATCCCGCGGCGGTAGGGTTCTATGGCGGTCGGCTTTGGATGGGCGGCTCAGAATACGATCCAGATGTCATGTATGGGTCGCGTGGCCCGGACAGTTCTACCGGCGCGTCCCGGTACGATGATTTTACAATGGGCAGCACAGCCACGGACGCGGTGAGCTACACGATCACGTCTCAGAACCAGACTGCGGACCGGATAAGGTGGTTCGGCGGGATGCCCGCGTTCATGGTCGTAGGGACCTCCGGAGGCGTCTACAAGGCCAATGGCGGGAGTGATGGCGCAGCTATTACGAACACGAATATCTCCGTTACCCCGATTGACAGCGCGGCGGCTGCGGATATCAATCCGGTGGTTGTCAATAACCAGTTGGTATACGTCGAGCAGGGGGGCATGACCCTTCGCAGTTTTGAATACGAGATATTGAATGACCAGTATTCGGCGTTCGATAAGAATCTCCTGGCGGATGAGGTCACATATCCTGGGCTTACTCAGATTGTACTGGCACAGGGTCGCCCGAATCTGGTCTATGCGGTAAGATCAGATGGTACACCCTTGACGTGCACGCTTATCTCCAAAGAAGAAGTCGCGGGTTGGGCTGGGCATCCGGTCGGGGGAGATGGCCAGGTATTGAGCATTTCTACCGAGTCTCAAACGACTGGGTTCGATAAGATTCTCGCGTGCGTCGAACGGGTAATTGACGGGAAAACTCGTCGATATATTGAGATGCAAGCCACCGACCCATATATCCCGGACCCTGACGACTATTTCACTTTGACGTCAGCCAAAGCCGCGGACGAGCAGAAGCGACGGGCGCTCACGTTCGAGCTCCAGAAACAGTTCGTACGTCTTGATAGCGCGGCGATCCTCGATACGACGCAGAACGTCGCACTCACACTATCCGCGCTCACCGGCGATACGGTCACTGCGACAGCGGGGGCCGCGGCGTTCGATGCGGATGACGTCGGAAAGTACATCCATATCAAGTATATTACTGGCCTGGAAACTGGCGTAGCCAAGATCACGGGGTACACATCTTCGACGGAGGTGACGGTACAGGTCATCCAGAATTTCCTGGCACTTTCAATAGCGTCGGGTGGCTGGTATTTGATGAGTAAGACAGTCCGGGGACTCGGGCATTTAGAAGGGCAGACTGTTGGGGTAATCACCGACGGAGGCGAACACGCGGACGTGGTTGTGACCGACGGAGAGATTACCTTGGCGTACCATGCCCGGTATATTATCGTCGGGCTGCGATATCTGGGCTTCATTCGGTCTCTCGATATGGAATTTGGCGCGCAGAACGGGATCGTGCAGGGGAAGAAGCGCAATATCGTCCGGATTTTCGTTAAGTTGCGCAATACGTTAGGTGGAAAGTATGGCTCATCGGTAAACGGGCTGTATTCATTACAGGAGATGGCTTTCCGCAAATCGTCGGTCGATTACACCGACCGTCCTCCGATGATCTTTACCGGGGTTAAACCGTTGTCCAATTTCGATAGCTGGGCGGAAGAAAAACATCTATACATTGTCCAGGATAAAGCGTTACCGATGACGATTCTCTGGTGGGTCCCAGAGATGGACGTCGAAACGGAGTGATATCGTGGCAACAGTTATTAGTGCAGGGGCAAGTCTTTATAGCGGGATAACCTCGTATTCAAATGCTTTTGCTACGGCGTCGCTCTTAAAGGAGCAAGGAGAGTTGACGAAGGCGGACTATTATCGCCAGGCCAAGAAAACCCGTGATGAAGGGTATCGTTTTGAACAGGAACAGACGATGGCCTATATCAGCGCCGGCGTTGAGATGCAGGGTACACCGCTGCTTATGGCTAATGAGACGAAAGCGGAGTACACAGAAGAGGCATATTACCAGGAGCAGACCGGGAACGCTTATGAGTCTTTATACAATCAACAGGCCGCGATTAAAAAACGTGAAGGTGTGGCGGAATTGGTCAGCGGCATAGTGGGGATGTTTGGATGAGACGACAAAGCAGCATATCGAGATATCAACAAGGCAAGCTCACTTCTCAGGCGGTAGGGGTTCCGCAAGAGGATAAGTCTGGGCAGATATATGCACAGGCGGCAACAAAGGTTGGTAACGTGCTCCAGGAGCGCCAAGATAAGGCAGATACGTTGTCGGCTATGTCCAAGTTTGGCGATTTCCAGGTCGAGTACGGTATCGCCAAAGAGAAGGCCCAGCAGAAGTATCGGGATAACCCCAAGGACTATGTCCAGGCAGTGCGGGATGAGTCGGATAAGCTTCTTACGAAATACTCCGACGGGATGGAGTCCGGGAGCGCGCAGAAATTCCGGTCGATCACGACGAGTGCGCTTGCCCAGGATGCGGATAATTTAGTTTCATGGGCGAATGGACGAAACCGGGAAATCATTCTCGGAAACGGGCAGAAAGGGTACTCAGATTTAGGTCTTGCCGCGGAAACTGCGACGACTCCGGAGGCGCTTAAAGCTCTCCTCGGAGACGAAAAATCCGCGGACGAAATCGGTGAATGGTCGTTGGCCGCACAGGATAAGCGTATGCGGGCGTTCGTCAATGAGGCGGGGGTACTTTCGCTGCATAACGATGCCCGGACGGTTATCGTGAAAAATGCGCTTATGGGTTCGATGATGGCAAACGCCAGCAAGACTTACGGGGACCTTGCCCGCGGGAAATACGACGACATACTAACGCCTGTTGAGGTAAAGACCTTTATGGGCACATCCCATGAGCTCATGCGGTCGAACGCGACCCAGGAGCAATTCAAGTCGCTGGCCACTGGCGCTGTTGAGCTCTCCCAGCTTTCGGATGCCGTGGCGGAGAAACAGGTAGGTGTCGCTGAGATCAACCGTCGGCTGATGTGGGCAGAGACGAATAAGGATCGTAAGGACGTCAACGGTGAACCGATCATATCCCCGAGCTATATCCAGGGGCTATCTACTCTCCGGGATATCGCGCTCGGGCTGGATGTCCGGAACCCCCAAGAAAAGAAGATCGATGCGACAGCGTTCACCGAGGACCTTGACCGCCGATGGGATGCGTTCCTGGCGGACAAAGGTAAGAAAGGGAAAATCCAGCCGAAGGATTACGATGATATTCTCAAGCTGTATACCGACTTGATCCAGGGGTATCGTGAGGGTATCATTGATCCAGGGAAGTACGAGACAAAAAAGAAATTGCTCGATACGAAATTGGCCACGAAGCTCGGGAAGAAAAACTCGGTGAAGTCGCTCCAGGACGTTCTCGACAAAGCCGGGACCAAGTCGTTCTGGGGCTGGGACAATAGTAACGATGTCTACTCCCACGGGTACAGCATCATTAAGAATTACGTCGATAAGCGCACGGACCTTTCTATCGAGGAGAAAAGGAATTTCCGCGATCAATACCTCCTCACGTATACCGAAGCGGTCAAGAAGCTGCCGGAGGAGATGGTTAACAATGTGAAGAACCCCGAGGCGTTCGCGACTGCGCTCCTCTTAGGCGAGGGCGAAAAAGTCGGGCTTATCGATAGGATGGCGGTGTATCAGCATCCAGAAACCCGGCAACCGCTCATGTATGGGCAGATTACAACGTATCAGGGAAAGCCGGTTAAATTCCTGGGTGCGAATCCACAGTCCGGGAAACTCCGATGGGCTGTTTCTAAGAAGGTTATCGAAGGGATGGATAATAGATAATGGCTGAGGTACAGGAATTCGATCAGATATTTGAGACCGCGGTAGACGGTTCAGACACACCCACGACTTCTGTTAGTCATCAGCTTTCGTCGTTTGACGACGATGAGTTGGCGTCGCTCGTTTCTATTCCGTCGATCGATATCAAGAAGTACCAGACTAAGCGGAACATCGGACAACTCTTTGGTCAGGGTCTTGCGGATAGCCTGGTAAGCCAGTTTATCGGGACGCCAGCGACGATATCGATGCTTGTGGGGAGGCTTCAAGAAGAACACGGAGAAGTCCCCCCGGGGGAAGAAGCGTTCGCGACTAAGGTTGGTAAAAAGATCAGGAATTTTGAAATTGCCCTCCGCAATAAAATGCAACTTTCAAAAGAAGAGATCGCGCCTACGACTTTTGGTGAAGGGATCGTCCAGGGCACCGGCGGGGCAGCGGGTTCAATCCTCGGACTTCTTGGCGCAACGATGTCTGGTGGCGGACTCGCGGCAATGGGCGCGAAGGCCGTAGGTGCTTCGGCAAAAAATGTAATTGGCACGGGAGCAGTCGCGGGTCTCGCCGCGGGATACGGCTCAGATTATCTTAATGAGAAGGCGGCGCTTGGCCAGGAGCTTATGGACGCCGGGTACAAGGCCAGCTTTGTCGATCATATTAGCGACTTATACGCGTTCCCTACCGCGGCGCTTGATTTTGCGTCGTTTAAGTTTCTCGGGAGACTTCTTCGTCCGAAAGCATCGGAAGCCGCAAAAATCGCGTCTCAGCGGGCGTTAGGCAGATTTTTATCCACGCCGAAGGGACAGGTAATCAAGGCGGTTGGAGAGGGTATCGCATCTGAGGGTGGTACAGAAGCCGTTCAACAGCAGATGCAGAGTGAATTTGAAATTGGCACAAAGCTCAAGGATCGTAATTTTTTAAGCGATCTCACGGATGATACCTCAGCGTTTATTATCGGGAGTATGATCGGAAGCACCGCAGGGGTTATGGGTCAGCGTAATGCTCGTAAGGCCGCGGTTGATAAGATAGTAAAGGCAACGGGTCTTGCGCGTAATGAGGCGGCGCTTTTGCACGATGAGTCAGTGCTCCTGGCTAACGATATTTTCTATGATGAGCTTAGTCAGCAGATGGATGTATCCGATCACATGAAGTGGGTCGAGAAAGCGTTCGCCAAGATAGAGGGAAAGAAAGAGCTGGCTGGTGTGGTTGCAGAGGCGATGGAATCTGAACAGTATACCGCTGTGCAAGGGTTAGTAGATCAGATCGCGGTAGACGAACAATCCGCGTCTCTTGCCAGGCAATTTGGCAAGGCCTATGAGGAACAGTCCCGGACTCAGGCGAAGCTCCGGGCGATGGACGAAGGGGCTTTTGGCGTGCCCCCGGCGAAGGATCAAGCGGGGACGCAGTACGCTGATCTCCAGGCACAATTACAAAAGGCGCAGACGCAGATCACAGAGCTTAAAAAGAATCAAGGAGAGTTAATTGCGAAGAGTCCTACCCTTCGAGCGATCCAAGAAGAGCTGGATAGTATCGATGTTAAGGGCTGGAAAGATGCCACGCCTAAAGAGCGCCGGGGGATTGAAGAGCGTGTGTCGGCGCTATCTCTTCGGTTACAGAATCCGGGGACGATCCAGGAGACGGTAAAAGCCGCCGAAGGTCGGGTTAGTGATGTACAGACCGCGGCGAGCAAGAATCTGGACAAAATACAGCAACTCGAAAATGATCTGGTGACTGCCACTGCGGAGGATTCCGTCGGCATCCAGGAGCAAATAAAAACGCTCGAAGCCGAGGTCATGGAGCAAACAAAAGATCTTTTGACCGCGGAACACGTGGCTGAGGGTTTCCGCCAGGAAGTATCCCGGCTGGAGGGTAAGGTTTCGTTCTCCGCGACACAGGTGCGGACTGCCGCGAAACAGAGCCTCCGCAATATCCTGGAAGCGTACAAAGCCGGACGTAAGCTCTCGGAACAGGAATTTAAAGGGGTCCAGAAAGCGTTCGTCACTCTTTTGAATGGGTCGAATCTTTCTCGACGGGCGATCAGCCGGTTACTTCGTTCGGTGTTGACTATCCGTACAGCGGATCAATTCAACGCCAAGATTGGTGTTGTCATGGATGGGGTGAATACGATTCTTCGGTCCGAGAAGGTCAAGGCATACCAGGACGCCGGGCGGAGGATGATCGAGAAGATGCTCCCGAACGAGGGGAGGGTTTCGCCCAAGACACAGGCGTTTGCCGAGCATCTCAAGAAACTCCTCAATGCGGAGATACCTTTCGAGCATAGCCTGGATGCGGAGGATGTGGCCGAGGTCGCGCGGGCGCAGATCGAACAGGCTGTGTACGACTTGAAGAACGCCGGCGATGATGTTGGCGCAGCGGAACGCGCCGCCGGGGTAATGAAAGGGTTTTTCAAGGATCAGCTCCAGCAGTACGCGGATTTCAAGTCCCGGCAGCAGCAGACGTATACTCGGCTGGCGAATCTCGTCGCGGAGAAGGTAGGAAAGGGTGTGAAGCTCGACGCAGCGAAGGAAGGCTGGGATGCGACACGTCAACAGGACGCGAAGGGAATCCGCAAGGGCGCGTTTTCTTTGACGCCCTATACCCGGTCGTTTATGAGTATCTTGAACGCCATCGACCCGGAGCTGGCCAGGAATTTCAGTACCGAGACGCCGTTCCAGGCGTGGGTGGTCTTGACGGACAAAGCCAAGACGATGATCGATGGAAAGATGGAAGAGATATACGGCGCGAACGCGGCGATGACCTGGGCGAAATTCCGCCAGGAGGATTTCCTTAACGTCGATCTCGGGGATAAGCAAGTGAATATTTCTCGCGCGGCGGCCATGTCCCTCTGGATGACTACGAAGATGCCGGCGGAACGGGCCAAGCTACTCAAGCAGGGCGTGTCCGAGGCGTGGCTCCAGGCGTTCGAGCGCGGGGATAATGTAAATTTCACGAAGCAAGATTATCAATGGATGCAGAACGTCCGCGAGACCCTTGACTATTTTGCGAACGAGATTACACCGGTGTATGAGCAGCTCCGGGGTAGACCGTTCCGTAAGGTCGATAACTACTTCATGGTGTCCCGGTATCTCAATCGCGCGCTGGAAGAGGGCGGGGTTGCGGAGTCGAGCTCGGTCATCCAGGAGATGCTTAACGGGAAATTTGACAAGTTAGACCCGACGGATGAGGGGCGGTTCAAAGAGAAAGTCCAGACTGAGCTGGGTCTTGTCCTCCCCGATATCTACCAGGCCGTCTCGATGTACGCGACGGATATGAACCATTTCCTCGCCTACGCCAATTACACCGTGCGCCTCCAGCAAGCGTTCCAGAATGATACTGTCCGTCGATTGATGGACAAAAATATGCCCCCGAGTTTTCGTCCGGTCATTGATGAGTTCATTGATACCCTGGCCGGCGGGAGTGTCAACAGGACCGCGGACCGCAAGGCGATGAAAGGATTTTTCCAGACGCTCGGATGGTACGCTCGCAGCAAGCTGGTGAGCCCCAAGCAGCTCTTCCGCCAGTTCTCGGCTATATCGGCGTTCACACGTATCCAGGTGGGAAAGACGTGGATCGGCGCAAAAGAGCTCGTACAGTCCACGGCCAGCCTCCCCGAAGCGGTTCGCTCCGGTGAGCTGCGTGAGCTGTTGGATACGGCGTATATGCGCCAGCGGTTCCAGGGGATGTTCGAGTATGGCGTTCAGTACGTCGAGGATATCGCTCGCCAGGAATGGTTTCGCACGCTCAAGGATGACAGCAAGGCGGGCAAGGTCCGTCAGGCGCTTGCATCAAAACAGATGCACAATCTTATCACCGCGTCATCGAGATACGGCGACCGTTGGGCGTCGGTAGTTGGCGGGTGGTCGGTCTATAAAGAGGCGCTTTCCCAGGGCATCGAAAAAACCACAGCTACAAAGCTGGCTATCCGCGCGATCGAGGATACGCAACAGTCGATGGACCCTGGGAAAGCACCGGTTGCTTTTGGTCGTAATGATCTGCCGTCGAGATTGTTGACTCTTTTCCAGCGTACACCGGCGATATATTTCGATCAATATCTCCGGATGTGGGAGGATAAGAAGTCGGGCAAGATCAACAACGAGCAATTCATTCGGCAGATGGCCACGTTCCATTTGTGGATACCGATGTTTGAAGCACTCGTTACCGCCGGCGATTTTGAGCCCTGGGAGATGGGTTTGGCGGTGGCCGCAGGGCCGTTCGCGTATCATGTCATTTTCGCGCAATTCATCCGGGCGGTTATCGCCGGGGTCATGGAAGGTGCCTCGGACAACGAGGCCGAGTTGCCGGCGTACCTCAAGGAAGGGTCGGATGGATCACTTATCTCGTCGGCGACAAGGGATGCGACCAAGGCGCTCAAAGCCGTGTTCGCCATGGTCAACGACGGCCCGGACTACGACAATATGTGGGGCGGATGGAAGGCTGCGTCCAGGATCGGGGACATGACCCCGCTCCCGACGAGCTGGCTGGCGCAGACTCCGGAAGGGGTATACGATCTTCTCCAGTTGGACCCGGACAGTATGCGCAGCGGAATGATGAAGCTCATTGGTTATCCGGAGTCGCGGACGAAGTCCGAATAACGCTTGACATAAGGACTTTTTTATGGTATTAAAGGGCATGGTGACAATAGGGGGGAAAAGATGGCCATAACAACGGCTTATGCACCGGTAAGAGAACAAGGCAACGGAGTCAAAGTAGACTTCGATTTCACCTTTAAGATATTCAATGCCAGCGACCTCGTTGTCGGAAAGCTTCTCCGATCCACGGAAGCTGAGACCGCCTGTACTTTGGGCGTCGATTACACCGTCACCATCAATACTGTGACCGAGGGCGGCACAGTAACGTATACCGTCGCTCCGACGGCTCTCCAGGATTCTTTCATCCGAAGGAATATCCCCACCACTCAGCCCGAAGTCATACCTTCTTCGTCTATCTTCCGTGAGGCACAGTTGAATACCGCGCTTGACCGAGGGATCATGATCCTCCAGCAAGTATGGGTGTCGCATACCCGGTGCATCAAATTGCCGGAAACATGGACGGGAGGCGCGATCAGCGTACCGGCTCCCGAGGCGGGGAAATACCTTGTATGGAATACCGCGGAAGATGCGCTGGAGAACGCCGACCTTCCTGATCCGTCGATTCTGGTGAAAGCGGAAACGGCGGATGCTGAAGCCGCTACAGATGATGCGAAGTTTATGACCGCGGCGAAAGTTAAGGCAGAAGTACAGAAATCCGGGGCGGTCACCATTCCGATAGCAAATGTTACCGGACATGACGCCGCAAAAGAAGATGTATCGAATAAAGACGTTACGGCGACTCTGGGGACTTCGGACACGAAGTATCCATCACAAAAGGCGGTAAAGACTTATGTGGATACCCAGGTAGCAACAAAGGCTCTGGGGGATTGGGTTGATAAGTCAGCGTCTCACGGCGCTCAAGTTGCGGCTACTGATGGGTTCGTTACTGTAACGACAGCGAACTCCGCGAGCTCTACCGGGTACACAGATGCCGCCGCCGATCCATCAACAGTAAGAGGGTATTCGGACGTTGGTGGCGGAACAATACAAAGCTATACGTTCCCGGTGAAGAAGGGCCATTCTTGGAAGGTAACAGTTGCATGCGGGAATATTGCCGTCGGGTGGATACCCTTTGGAGTATAAGCGGTGGAGGAATACATTTTATGTCGATACCGCAATTGAGGATACATGATAAATCGTGAGCTGTATATGTGTTTCTTCCCGGCGATTTCCTGGGCGCTCTTCGCCCTTGGCGGGACGCAGATCAGTGATAAGACCCCCGGTTGGAAAGGGTGGAGGCGTTTCATCCTTCCGGTGTTTTATCTCCTGGCGATCCTCCTGGCAGGGCATCCGGTGGCGGCGGTACTTGTCGCGGGCATGGCGGTAATAGCTTACGTTCAACCCTACGGTGATCGGACATCATGGTTCCTGAAATTTCTCGTCGGATGTGGGTACGCGTGCATCGGACTTCCGCTTGGCTGGAGCGCGTGGAACGTCGTCACTGCCCTCGGGTTCATCACACTATTCGCACTGAGCAATTTCGCGCTTACGCGCAAGATCGTGGTATGGAAGATATGCGAGGGATTTTTCGGGTTACTCGTCGGGATACAGGTTGCGTATCAACTTATAAAATAAGGAGGGTAGGAAGCTATGAGGAAGTTTACCATTCTTGAGGGTGCGGTACTCGGGGTCGTGTTGGCGGTTACGCTGGTGTTCGCTGGTACTGCGGTAAAGGACGGCGCCGGCGTGAGTACCCAGGGGGCGAGCCAGTATTTCCGGCAGAACGCGTCAAGCGATAACGTGACGCCGGTGTCGTTGGATAATCCGCTCCCGGTCACATCATACCCCGCCTTTGACCCCGGCACCGAAACCTCTCTCCGCAACATCAACGCCACTAATGACACCTTTACCTATGGCACTGGCGACACTGGCTTATATGTCGACTGTTCCGGCTTTAAGTACGTCGCCATCAATGTCAAAGTTGCCGGCACGACCCCGACATACGATCTCACGCCTAAGTTCGGGAGTTCGACTCTTGGGGCGTATATCAACGGGCAGAAAAGGACGGTTACCTCAAATGAACGGTACATCATCGAGGTTGATGGTAATTCTCGATTCAGCATTTTCGCCGATGGCATAAGCGGAACCGATCCCGTTTGCAATATAACCGGCACTCCGTTTAATTAAGGAGAATCATGAAGAAAATTATCAGCCTATTACTGGCTTTCGTCTTTGCGGGTCAGATAGCGTTCGCCGCAGGTGTAGACACCCAGGGGAAACTACGCCCGGTTACAATCGACCTGGAGAAGATGTCATACGCCAAGCAGAGGGGCGACTTCACCGAATACCCTCAGGGCTTGCGTGCCTCTAAAATCTTCGGGCCCGGCACGGACATGAACCTCGATTATTCCAAGGGCGAGGCGATCTCCGCTTTCTCCGTTTCCCGTGATGCCGACCATCCGCAAACGTATAGCGCCGTAGGCGGTGCGTTGACCGAATTATTGACCTCGAATACTCCGGCGATCACTCGGGGGTATTGGAACGAAACAGGTTTCCATCGGGCGACGGGGCTGTTGTTGGAGGGGCAGGCGACGAATTTAATTCAAGATAGTGATTTTTCGCAAACGCTTACTGATTATTGGGGAGTTAGCGCGGGCGCAGGAGGATCACCCGCTATCTCGATTGACAGCACTTATACTGCTCCGTATGGCTTGGTTTGTCTTTTCACTGGGTCAAAAGTGAGCGATCGAGTGTCTAATGCTTTGGCAAAGAGACCAAGTGTAACATCAGGAACAGCCTATAATTTTTCCGCTTATTTGCGAGGAAGCGGAGATATTTATTTATGGTCTGTTGTTAGCGGCGGGGCAGATCAGTATAGTTCCAAAATAACTTTGAGTAGTAATGAATGGAAAAGGTACAACTTTAATTTTACCGCTGATGCGAGCAACACTATTATAGTCGGATTAAGGGTGAGGGAAGAACAAGCCGTGTCTGCTTATATGGCTTGTCCTCAACTTACAGCTTCTGCTTACCCCTCCTCCTTCATCCCGACAACCACTTCCGCCCTCACCCGCAACGCCGAATCGCTTTCCTTCTACACCAAGAACGTATTTCCTGGGGTGAAGGGGGGAGATTGTTTGTCGTTCGATGGAACTAATGACACCGTGGCGTTCGGCAATGTAGGCAACGTCAGCCATATAAAAATAAAGTTCCTCTCTCGCCCGGATAATCAGGAGATTTTGACCCTTGCTAACTCGACGGCTACAGCGATTACTGTTGCCGGTGGCACGTTGACCTTTGGTGCTTCCCTTACCGCTACCAATATCACCGTTGACAGCGTTTCCAAGACAGCCGCCCAAGCGGGGGCGTTGATAAATGACAATACATGGCATACCCTCGAATTTGATCTAACCGAGATAGCGGGAAGTAATCTTATCGTCGGCACGGATTCATCTGCCTACGGCGATATTATCGTCGAGCAGTTAGTCCTCAATTCTCCCGCTACGCATACCTACAATTTCGCTGGCAATGTAAATGATTCGACTGGCGAGGTCAACGGAACCAACAGCGGCGCAACCTGGACTAAGGACACTTCCGAGGGGACGCTGGTATTCATGTACCGCCCCGAGATGTTGCCGAGTGAGCAGTCGGGATTGGGATATTCAGAATTATTTTCCGTCGCACCTGGTTTAATAGATATTTGGAAACTAAGATATGACTCTAATGCCAACAATAGGATTCAGTTTCAAGTCATAAGCAATAACAATGCATACTATGCCCAACCAGCCTCCGGCTACTGCTCTTTCTACACCCGCTTCCAACGCCATCTTCTTCTTGCCAAGTGGTCAACGACACCTTTCGTCGTCCCCGGTCTTAACTCCGGCAATCCTATCCGCATGGCGTTGTATGACGGCTACGAAACCGATGGCGTATTTGCGCTTCATCCGATTGCTTTTTCTGTAAACTATGTGCCGCCGGTAGGCGCATTACCGTCGACATATTCTATTCAGCCGTCGGCAAGGCAGGGGATGATACTTGAGGGCTTCCAGATTTATGACCGCTGCCTAT